GATTTGTTTTCCTTGCTTTGAGTTGCCTGTTCGTGCTTTGCGAATTCTTGCCATCATGTCGTATAGAACCTTTGCGCCAGCCTCAGATGAGCCATTGCCAAGATGAGAAACAACGTCAGCGGGGATTACAAACTCCTCGTTGGCAAGCCTTGCGGGTTGTTTGCCAGCAATAGTAGCGGGAATATCGTCAGACATTCCATCTCCCGGACCTTTCAGCATGCGTCCACCGTCTGAGTATCCCCCAAGATGGGACTGCAAAGAAGGCAAACCGCCATTATTCATAGCAATAGGCATGCCGCCACCAGCAAACATATTGACTGAATTGGTGGTATCAGCGTTGTAATTTTGATTTACAGGCTGGGTTACAGACAAATGATTGCCATCATCAATAGTTGGCTGGATGTATTGGGGCTTCATCTGACCATATTGGTTCTGGTCAGGCTGGGTGTATGGCATTTGTCCATACGCCTGTTGAGGCTGTGAGCCAGCGTTTTGTTGAGGAATGTCACCAGTAGGATATTGCTGGTTTTGCAATGGGGACTGCATGTAAGGGGGTGGAGTAAGGCTGAGTAAGCCGCCTTCTGCTTTATATATAGGGCTAATCATATGTTGTCCGTATGCACGTCCTTCTTGAACTGGGGCGATGGGAGTTACGTCCCAGAATGCGCTTGATTGTGGAGATGGGGTTGCTGCTGCTGGTGATGGCTCGTTTAAACTGTTAGCAAGTGCCGCTGCACCGCCCAAAAGGGCTGCACCGCCAAGCAAGCCAGCATTGTTTCCAATGGCTTTGCCAATAGAACCGCCACCCAAAGCGCTTCCAGTGGCAGATGCGCCACCCAATAGGGCGGCAGAAAGATTGCCAAGATTGCTTTTTTTGGTTTCTTCTTCTGGCACATACTGGGTGTCCGTGGCTTCTGTTGAAGTCACCGTGCCATCAGCATGGGTGGTAATTGTTGAACCATCGTCATAGGTTACCGTTCTGTCTCCAGCCTCGGTTACCTTTGAGCCATCTGGATTAATAACATCAGCAGTGCCATCCACATTAAATATGTGTTGTGTGCCATCAGCCTCAGTAACAATTGTTGAACCGTCAGGTGCAGTTTCAACCTTTTGCGGGTAGTCGCCCTCTTGGTCGCCTACAAGAGCGGCAGTAACATTAGGGTTAACCATTGCTTCGCTACCAACGTAGTCTTGGCTAGATGGAACTATGGGTGATTTAGGTAAAAGTTCATCTATTGGAGAAGTTTCTTCTACAGGATTTCCTGTAGCAATGGCTTCTGCTTTCTTGGCTTCTTCTTCCTTCTTGGCTTCTTCTGGGTATAAAGCCTTGACCAGTTGGTCAACCATAGCCTTTTGTTCTGGGGTTTGGTCTTGCACTTCAGCCTTCATGTTCTTGATGGCTTCTTGTGTAGGTGTTAACCCTGAGTCAGATACAACCTCATCAGCGCTGGCTAGTTGAGTTCCAGATGGTTTTGTTTCTTTGGTTTCTTCTGCTGTTTTTGTCGGCCCAGTATCAGCGTTTAAACTGGCTAACCCAGCACCCGTAGCATTAATTCCAGCGCCAACAATGTTGTTAGCGGTTGCATTGATGCCAGCGTTATAGACATCTTGACCACGCAAAGCGGCAGTGGTCGTTGCGTTTGCTACGTTTCCTAACGCCTTGTCTAAAGTATTTGTTCCTTCACCGCCAGTATCTGCTCCAGCGGTTACAGCAGAGCCAACGCCAGCGCCAATGCCGCCAGTAATGCCTTTGGTTAAAGCCGTTCCGACATCTTGACCACGTAGCAACTCAGCGCCTGTGGTGGTTGCGGCAGTGCCTAGACCACGGGTAACTGCGTTTGGAAGGCTTTCAATGCCTGTAGATTCGCCCAGATTTGCCACGGCTTGACCAAATGCTGTATCAGCCAGTTCGCTACTGATAGCGCCACCAACTTGTGGGGCAGCGTAAGCAATTGCGGCACTCTCCAGTGCTTGACCCAAGTCGCCACCGTGGGCGATGGTGTCAGCGGCAGAGATGGCGGGGAGTAATTCAAATTGACCTGTAGCAACTGCGGCTACCTTGGCAATCGTTCCTATGGGGTCATTAACGGCAGTGTCTACAACCTTTTCAACGGTCTTGCCAACGGCTTCAACAACGCTACCAGCCGTATCTACAACGGCTTGGGTAACGTCACCTACGGCATCTCCTACCGAACTGACAACGTCAGAAACTGCATCTGCTACTGCACCCATTACGCCTGTCCTTCACGTTTCGGTCCAAGCACCGTGGTTACCCGATAGCCACCATCTTTGGTGCGCTGAACCGAATAACCCATAGTTGGTTTGCCGTTTTTATCAGGATTGACTTCGGCACGGTGCTTGTTTACATACTTAAAAATGTTTAATAGCGTAGGGTCTTGGAAGTTTGTGACCATGACATCGTAGCCAGCCATGTACAAAGCCTTGGCGTATTTGACGCTATTGTCTAAATAATTCTGGGCAGTATCAGCGTTTAAAGCACGGAACAGTACAGTACGGTCTTTTGCTGGGTGAACAATAAAAAGAGAATTGCCCTGACGCATAAGAATAGCGCCAGTCTCATGTGCTTCTGCCGTAACTGCGGCAAGCACTTGGTCAGGAGAGTACTTAGACTTAGTCTCCTTGACTGCCTCTAGGATTATCTCCGAGGGGTCTAGCATCTTTTTCTTACTGTCAACCAGCATGTGCATCCTTAAAAATTGCAGCGGAATACACATTGCCCATTCCAGCCGCAAGGCTCAATATGAAACCGCCCTTTTCTGATGGGGCGTTTTCGCTGAGAAAAACCTTGTCTTCGTCTGTACGGTTGGCAATTGCTGGCACATAACCGTTTTTGATATTATCCAACAATAATACGGTTTCGAGCAAGCCGCTCGCACCCATAGTATGACCTATTCTTTGTTTAAACGATGTTGCCACAAAATCGTTCAAAACGCTAGTGATTGCTGTCTTCTCTGCTATGTTGTTGGACTTTGTCCCAGTGCCATGAGTCTTGACTGTTCGTATCTTTGAGGGCTGTATCTGGGACATGTACAAAGCCCCTTGTATTGCCCGTTTAAACCCTTGACCATCTTCCCGTTGACCCAACGCATTGGTTGAGTCTTCGCCCGATGTATAAGCCCCCATTAATCTTGCCTTGGGTTCAAACCCAGTCAAACGCATGCTGTGTTCTGTCTCAAAGACTGCCAGAACCGCTCCCTGACCTACGTGAAATCCATAGTTCTTCTCATCAAAGGCGCTTGGCAACAATCCTGCGTCATCATCCTTTTGGGTAAGAATCGCCTTGGCATCCCCAAAGAAGTTCAAAACCGAGTTGGATACTGCGTCCTCAACGGACAGAACAATGACTCGCTCCATGCCATATAACTTGATGAGGTTGTAGACATCCATCATTACCTTGAGGCTGGATGCACAGGCTGATGCATCAGTCGTAATATGGTTAGTGACACCACAGGCGCTGGCTACACGCCCAGCATAGACTTGGGTTAGGGTAAGCGGAAGAAACTTGTAGGTATAAGTTAGGCGGGTGTCGCCCAAGTCCAGAGGTTGAACTCCCGCAAAATGAGAGTTTCCAGAAGCAAGAATAAAAGCAGTCCTAGTAGGGGCTTGCCGTAATCTTTGGAGTAACTCTCCATCCAAAACTTTTTCAGCCAGACGATGAGGCGCATAAATCATCCCCGTATCTTTGCCCTTATAGGTGTCTGGAAACCAGTGAACCCTCTGGGGGAAGTGTTTTAACTCGTCAATTAAGTCGAGCGTTTCGGTGCATGCCGTGCGGGTTTCAGTCAGAAATATCACCAGTCCACCCCCTTGATTGCCTCTTCAGCAGTTCCAGAAGGTTCTTTGGTCTTGTGCAATTGGATGAAATCCCAGCATTCCCTAGCCGATTTAAACACCATCTCTTTGCCAACCGCTTCGGGAATACCATAGATGTCGCAAAAATATATGCTCATCATCATCCCGTCCATGCTATCTAGATTGGTTTCTTTTAGGTCTATATCTAAGTCTGTGACGGGAACGTAGTCATGGTGGGCTGGCTTTACCACCCGTGCCACCTTGTTGAAGAGGTCAAGAAAGTCCATGTTTATCCTGTAGTGATGACACGAACGTTAGTGTAGCAATCATTAGCCAATTTTCCAATTAGTTCCGTCCGAATAGACTGGAACTTTATTGGCTCCCCCTCCTGCAACCGTAGAGGCAAAAGTTGTTGCTGTGGCATCAGTTACAAACGCCCTATATCCAGTGCCAGAAGCGCTGGCGCTTGGAAGGGTGCTGACCGTGTAAACCAAGTTAACTGGAAGTTCTGCAACAAGAGCAGATAGGGTGCTAATTTCTTGATTGAAATATAGGCGAAGTACGTTAGTTAGTTGATTTAGATATAACTTACTAAACTGGTCTTGTGGTAATGGTAGATTTGGGACGGCTGGGGCTTGAACATTCATGTATTGCCTCGTCTTCCATCAGGACGGATGTCAATACGTGGAGCGCCAAGTTGCCACTGGTCTCCAAGATTATTGTTTTCTACCTTGAACGCCATCTGTCTTCCACGTACCCGCACATAGATTGTTCCCGTGAACTGCTCCACGTTAACCACAGAAGTTCTTTGCACCGTAGCATAGGCGCTACCGCCTTCAGATAACGGGTCGTTGTAGCCAGAGCCTGAGTTTTGCAACGGGTACAGAGTCATGGTCACATTAGGGTTATTACTAGTAGACCCACGGAATGTCAAGTCAGGAAGTATTCTCCAAACAAACCCAAAGTTATGACCATCATCAATGTCAAATTCAGACGAGACAATGTAGGAGTCAATTGCAGTTGCTGGCAATAGAGTTGCATCATCGACTCCATACTCGTGATAAACCAAGTTGTAAGAGTAGGTGGCGGCTATTGGATAGTTGCGTAATCCAGTATCTAGCCATGCTGTACGTCCAAGATAGCCGTAGTACCAGACTTGCTCTAGGTAGTTGTAGACCACGTAGGTATCAATGACCGTACTGCCCTCGGAGCAGTAGAAAAACCACACCTCGTTAAAGCCTTCGTTTGTACTGGCAAAGAACTGAGAGGCTTGGGAAAGGTTGATGTTTCCATAGATAAACTGACGTAGGTCGCAACTAAGGGTACTGACGCTACCATCGTATTTATAGAACTTGTCACGCCCCATCCAATAGACAACGCCAGAGGCTAGGGCTGTTGCATTCTGTCCCACGATAGAAATGTTGTCTCCCAACAATTGAGAACCCCAAACTGCTGGCGCTCCTAAGTACTGGAGGGAATAGACAGTTGAGTCAGTCCAAACCAAAATCTCTTGGCGAACTTGCATGGCAGTAACAATAAAAGAGCCATGAGAAAGGCGCAAACTGCCAGCCTGAGTGGTGGCATCTGGAGTCCAATTTGTTATAGATTCTTGGTCTGACCAGCGAATCAGCATAGGGTCTTGGGTAGCAGAGCCGTAGTCGTTGCATCCAAAAGCAAACACGAAACGAGATGTGTCAGAAATGGCTATATAGTTCTGCACCGTGGGAACGTCAGAAGCGCCATAGATAGTGGCTATGTTGTATCCAATAGTGCTTACGCCACTGGCGGCAACCCAGTAATAAATACCACCACCACGTGGTCCAAACACCAAGTTTTCGCCAAAGTTAGATTGAGACCAGAGTCTTAAATCTTGGGTTGCAGTTGTTCCGTAGCCCCAAGTTCCAGTACCCCAAGCACCAGAACCCCAGCCAGAAAGAGGCACGGCAAACTCAGGTCCAGTATTAATCTGGTACTGAGCCGTTACCGTCCCGCCCTGAGATGAATAATTGCCATTGGCTTGTGTGGACGCATTGATGGTGTATGTATTGGCATCAATAACGTTAATCTGATACCAGCCCGTAATGGTCACGCCATGAAATGTGCTGGTAGATGTAAAGTCAACAAAGTCATTGGTAATAGCGCCATGACTGGCGGCAGTTACCGTAATGAGGGTGGAGTTAAGGTAGCACTGAAAAGGATTGGTTAGTCTTTGGGTGTACTTATATGCAGTTATGGATACCGTGCCTCCGCCAGAAGTTGAAGAACTTGCCGCAGTTGCAACGGTAATTTGAAAAGTATTTACGCCTATCCTTGTTACGGTGAACTGTTTGTTGAAGTCTGCGGCTGGCACTCCGCCAACGGCAACAGTACAACCAGAGATATTGACCACATCCCCCGTGGAAAGGTCTGAGCCAGCCCAAGTGACGGTAACGGTAGTAAGAGTATTACTAACAGCAAAGGCGTTAGTCAGACTAGTCGATGACGATGAGTACCGAAGAGGCGTGATGTCGTAATACGCACCGCCACTCTCAATGTAATATTTAAGGCTTGTGCCAACAGCAAGGACGTTTAAACTGCCTAGCGTAATCCAGTTCCACAACGCCCGACAAACCCCAACAAAAACAGAAGAAGAGGTCTGATACCAGCCCCCAACCTTCTCAGGAGTTCCTTGGCGAAAACGAATCTTGTCGCACTCATACCAACCGCCCTCAGTTGTGTAACGGGTGTTTTCCCTGTTAACCCCTGATTTAAATATTATTTTCTTGAGTGGCATGATTAAGCGTAAGGTCTAGTCCCAGATTTGTCAATTATCAACGCTTGTCTGCGTGGTGTGCCACTTGGTTGATTTGGAACAGACACGTGTGTCCAGCGGTCAAATTCCCTGATGACTTGGTCGTAGCCTATGCCTGACGCAATGATGGCTTTGACGACCTCATCAGGGGTCATGGATGGCACTCTAATATCTGCGGCACAGCCAACTCGGTGCTGGCTTGTATCCTTGCTTCCTACCGCATCATTGACAGCCTTAGACCTAAATGCAGAGTTAACCATGATGGGCTTTCCCCCAAGCACGGTTTTGACTTGCTCTAGAAAACTAGCCAAGCGGTTTAAGTTGTTTCTTTCCGCATCGTTAGGGGTGTTGTCTAACTCCCTGTGGTCTGTATGCGTTAACTCTTCGAGGGTAAAGTGTTCAGATAGGTTCATTTTTTACCTTTTATCGCCATAATGTTTTCAATAGTCTTGCCGCCAAAATAAGCAGTCATAACCAACATTCCCCATTGTCCTAGCAAATTAACATAGGACTCATTGACCTGATGACCAAAGGCAGACATCAGGGCAAATACGTTATAGGTGGACAAAAGATAGATAAGCGTTGCTGGGCGGATGTTTTTATTTAACCAGCCATCGGATTGGTTGTCAGACTTCCAGCGGTCTGTGATGTTGTTATCTTCGTTCTTTTGGGCATCCATTGCCACTTTGGTCATCTCTAACTCTAACTCTGCAATTTTTTGGGCGGCAGCAGGGTCACCAGCAATAGCCTTGGCTACCGCTTCAACAGAGTCGTTAACACCCAAGCGAGAAGCAATAGCACTAACAGCGGCACCACCCAGAGGACCAGCAACGGCAGTAGCAAGAGTTGGCGCAATACCTTTAAGAAGCCCAAGTAACTCATTCATTTTGATTCTTTCAGTTCCCGTTTTAATTTACGCAACTCTTTTATCTCTTGTTTGAGTTGAGCCTTCATGTATAGGGTTTCTACGTATGCCATTGAAGTAACTCCAACAATGATGCATATCGCTACTCCTATTAAAACCCACCAGACAAGTTTCGTAGTTGCCACATTAACCACCCAAAAAACATAGATATGAACATCACGGCAATAACTCCACTTGTAATTTCAATTAACTGAATCTCGTCTTGCTCTTTACGCCATCTTGCCAGCCTAGTCCTGCGAATCATCTCAGACCTTGCCCACGCTTGTTCTTGCTCAATCTTGTTATGCATTTTCAAAAATCTGCTATACAAGTCTTTCAACTCAGGCGGGGCATAGACCATTGCCTCTCTAGTCTGCTCCATCAACTTCTCCATCTGCAATTCAATCAACGCCCTCTCTATGGCTTTCTTTGATGTGTTTTGCGTTGGGTCATAGTTGGTTTTGCTTGTCTCCTCTAGTTCAAGGTAATGGTTGTTAATCTGTTGTTGCGTGTCAAAGAGGACTCCGAGGTTTGCCCCAATCTCGCTGATGAGTTTGAGTTCAAGGTCTTCATAGGACTGTTGTTGCTTGGCTGTTTTCGCTTTCGCCAAAGGCTTTGGCGCTGCGGCTGTTGGCTGTTTAAACAGACCAATGAACCAATCAAAGATTCCCTTGATGGCTTTGACATCACCAATGACTCCCTCAACCGTCTTCTTTGCGCCCTCAAGTTCCATACGCCCCTCATGGAGCATAGAACATCCCTGCTTAATAAAGCCAACAGCGGCTTGAGCCGCCATAAGTAGGGAGAATGGGTCAATGGCTTACTCCGTAGGTTCGGGCTTTGGCAACTGAGGTTCTACCTGACTACGCAACTTTGTGTACAACGGGTGAGCGTTGGACTGGGTTGGTAATTGACCGATGATGTTAATTACGTCAACGGCTTCTTGTGCGGTCAGGGTGATTGCAATGTCGTTCATTCTGATGCATCCTCTAGCGGTGTCATGTTCTCATTCGTCCAAAAGTCCTTGGCAAGCATAATCTTTAAATGCTCTTTGTTACGAGCCAAGCAGTCTGCCCAATCTTCTGCTGTCATGTCTTCGGGCTTTCCAGCGTTAATCAGGTTAACTGAGTCCATTGCGGCACTGTAGTGCTGTGCAATTTCTGTTGGGGTGATGGTGGTTTCTGACATGGTTTTCTCCTATTAAGGGTGGGTTGCTTTGTATGCGTCAAACTCTGCTTTGAGTTCTTTAATGGCGGCTACCAGAAGTGGGATTACATCTGTATAAGCAAGTCCAAGCAATGCTTCTTCATCTTCTTGCACTTTTACCGCTTCTGGAAATACGGCTTGTACATCTTGTGCAATTAAAAATGAACGTCTTACGTCATCTGCATCATGTTTATATTTACCAATAACCGTTCTTAATCCGCTTATTTTTGTTAAAGCATTTTGAATTGGTTCAATGATATCTTTTTGGCGTTCATCGGAAACAGAAATCCAACTAGTCCCGCTATTTGCCAAATAAACACCATAAGTTCCCATAGTAGAACTTCCTGTGCCAATAAAGAAATCCGTACCAGTACCTGCTTTAAAACCAATTTGAACTTCAACTTGGGCATACTTTTGCATATAAATGCCAGTTTGAGCGCTTGTTGCTTCCCAAATATTTATCCTGTTGTAGAAACCATTTGTTGTACCAGTTGCCCCAAATAAAACTTTACCGCTGTCGTTAATAATTTGTCTTGTAGTTCCATCCCCATCAGACAGCACTACATAGTTTGAAAGGGTACGCATATCCAAGAAACTTTGGTTGCCTGAGTAGCCACCAAGAATTGTGTTTCTAGTTCCAGTTGTCATTGCCTGACCACAAGCACTATCTGAAGCATTACGACACCCAACAAAAGTGTTGTATGAGCCAGTTGAAGAATAGCCTGCTTGAAAGCCGACCATTAAATTGTGTGTTCCTGTCGTTCCTGTATATCCCGCTTGAACTCCAAGATACACATTTTGGTCACCAGTCGTACTGCTATACCCTGCCTGATAACCTACTGCTGTGTTGCTGGATGCTGTGGTGTTTGCTTGGAGGGCGCTTGTACCAACTGCAACATTGTTTGAACCTGTTGTGTTTGATTGAAGAGCGCCTGCCGTAGATTCGTCATTACCACCAACAGCAGTATTTGCTGAACCCGTAGTGTTGCTATTTAAGGCATATGCCCCAACAGCAGTTATATGACCTGTTGTATTTGATGTTCCAGCCCCAAAACCAACGGCTGTATTTCTTCCTGCTGTAGTATTTGCATATAGTGCTTGATATCCTATTGCGGTATTTGGCGCACCTGTTGTATTTGTATAAAGAGCCTGATAACCTACTGCTGTGTTTTGAGATGCTGTGGTGTTTAAAGCAAGTGCGTTATTTCCTAAAGCAGTATTAAAACTTCCAGTTGTGTTTGCAGTTAATGCCCCCGAACCAACTGCGGTGATTTCGCTTCCAGTAGTGTTTGCTGTAAGAGCCAATCTTCCGATGGCTGTCATTTCCTGACCTGAGGTATTTGCAAAAAGAGATTTGTAACCAACGGCTGTGTTATATGAACTTGTAGTGCTGTAACCTGCTTGATAGCCTAAATAAACATCTTGTGTTCCTGTTACATTGCTGTATCCTGCTTGATAGCCAACAGCAGTGTTGTTAGAGGCGGTGGTGTTGGAATAGAGTGCTTGCACACCCAAAGAGGTATTGTTGCCACCTGTCGTATTAAATACTTGTGCGTAATAGCCTATTGCAGTGTTATTAGCACCACTTGAATTTGTATTTAAAGCACCATTACCAAAAGCAGAATTTTGAGTTCCGCTTGAATTTGACGCAAGAGCAACATACCCTGTTGCTGTATTGGTTACGCTTTCACCACCACCACGACCTACAGTCATGCCGTCTACTGATGCTGATGTGCCTGATGCTGTTACTGGGCTTATGCCAGTATCGCCATTTATAACCACTGCCATGTTATTTCCCTTCGAGCGCCACGATACGGGCGGTTAGTGCGTTGATTGTTTCGGCTTGTGTGTCGTTTATTGCTTTTAGTTCTTGGATTGCTTTAAATGCAACAGCAACAAGAGAACCATAGTCCACACCAAGTTGTTTTTCTGGGTCGCCACTAACAACTTCTGGAATTACTGTTTGAAGTTCTTGTGCAACAAAACCCACAAAGTCACCAGCAACATCGTGCATCTGATAACTTCTAGGTTGTGCCTTTAATACATCAGCAAGACCATATTTAATATCAACAATGTTCTTTTTCAATCTTGCATCTGATGCGTTTGTCCATGCGCCAGAACCATTTAAATAAGCGTAGTTTGCATCATTAAAGAAATATAAATTGGTATCAGACGTATTCATATATAGGTGTCTGAATGTGTTAGAACCGGGGCCTGTTCCAACAGCAATACCTTTACCGCTTCCAACCGCATATATTTTTGCATTAGCACCAATGTTTGCCGTTGTTCCTACTAACAAACTGCCGTCATTAGCAATACGCATGGCTTCTGAAAGTGATACTGAATTGCCAGCAGTACCAGAAGCCGCATAATACCATTGATGTGACCCACCACCTTGCGTATATTCTGACGCATTACCAGTAGTTTTATAAATGCGAGCAGAGCCGTTGTAGTAAAGATTGTTAGAGTAATAACTTGTACCATTACCAGATGATGGTGACCAAAGTGAACTTACAGAACCAATATCCAACGCTTTAAAACCTGACCAAGCAGGTGGTGTAGTACCAATCCCTACATTACCAGAGGTGTCGATACGCATACGCTCGTTTGCGCCACCAGAAAATACCATAGCACCTGAAAATCTAAGGGCTAAATCTCCAGCAGTTCCACCAGTCACTAATCCACTAGCGTCACCAAGATACCCGTAAACAGTTCCACCTACTTTATAGTTTGTAAAAGCAGACGTAGCAGTTACGGCATCAAATGTTCCGTATTGAGTGCTTGCAGGGGCAGATACATGAAGTCTTCCAGTAGGGCTAGAAGTACCAATCCCCACATTCTGTGAAGCGTCTATCGTGACTGCCGCTGTAGATGCAGTTTGTAGTTGCAAAATTCCCGAAGTATCAGCGGTGTTGACCAGCCCTGAACTGGTTGATGCATTGATTGTAGTCGTCATGTCTTATCCTTTCAGAGCCGCAAGTTCGGCTTTTACTGTATCTAGTTCGGCTTTTAAGTCTTTTATAGCGTTAATCATGTGCCATGTGATGTTGTCTTGGTTTACAGACATTACGCCTGTTGATTCTGTTTTAACGCAGTCTCCGCATACTTCTTGCAGTTCTTGAGCAATAACACCAAGTTGAACACCTTGCTTATCGATGACTGAATGTGCTGGTAATTCAGTTACTTCTTCTGCCGTGCGGTACTCAAAGTTGCGAACACGAATCTGGCTAATGATGCTCAAGCCTTCTGTGTTGTCTACAATGTTCTTTTTAAGTCTGCGGTCAGATGCAACAGACCATGCGGCAGAGTTATTGCCTTGATATATACCACCGCCACCCGCATTAATAAGCCCAGTTTGCGAACCTTTGCCCGTAATAGATGAACCAATAACAATTTCAAAATTTACGCCAGTACCAGAAGCATTTATTCCATAGCCAACATAAGTATTTCCAGTACCTGTGGTTAAAACGCCACCTGTTTGATATCCTATTGAGGTGTTATAACTTGCGGTTGTTATGGAATTTCCAGCCTGATACCCTATTCCTGTGTTGTTACTGCCTGTAGTATTAGCCGTTAGTGCTTGATATCCTAATGCCGTGTGGTTTCCTCCTGTAGTATTTGCTGTTAATGCTACGTAACCTACTCCTGTGTTATTTGCTCCCGTAGTATTTGCATAAAGGACATTCATTCCAATAGCCGTTTGTCCGCTTGAAGTTGTGTTTGAGTATAAAGTTTGTGAACCGTAAGCCGTGTTGTAATCGCCTTGATTTACTTTTAAGGAATCAACACCAAAAGCAGTATTCCAACTTTGTGTTGTATTTCCCGCCAAAGCACCTTGCCCAAAAGCAGTATTTCTAGTTCCTGTTGTGTTTGAGTATAAAGCACCAGAACCGACTACTGTAAGTAAAGCGCCTGTTGTATTACTATACCCCGCTTGATACCCTACGGCAGTGTTGCTAGATGCTGTGGTGTTGGCGGCTAGTGCATTAAAGCCAAGCCCTGTATTACTTGAACCAGTAGTGTTTGCAAATAAAGCACCAGCACCTAAAGCACTATTTGAAGCACCAGTAGTGTTTGTTCTCATGCTGTTATTGCCAACAGCAGTATTTTCTTGTGCAGTAGTGTTTGCCCTTAAACAGCCTTGACCTACCGCAACATTGTATAAACCCGTTGTATTTAATCTAAGTGCTTCATAACCTATTGCAACAGATTCGCTTCCTGATGTGTTGGTGTACAAAGAAAAAGCACCAACAGCAGTATTGAGTCCAGTACCAGTATTTGTGGCGTTTAATGAACTTGCGCCTATTGCTGTGTTATTAGATACAGCACCACCGCCTTTACCTACTGTTAGACCTGAGATAGTTGCGTCAGATGTTGTGGTAATCGTAGTAAACGATGGAGAACCACCACTCACCGCCATAGTTCCTGATGCGGAGGGTAGTGTGACTGTGACTGTTCCCGCTACCGCAGGTGCAGATAGGGTTACTGACCCAGATGTATCGCCATTAACAACAATGCTTGCCATAATTTTTCCTTAAACGACTACCCAGCGACTACCGCTGGCGACTGTTACTGATTGACCTGATGCAATTGAAACGGGACCTGCCGACATAGCGTTAGACCCAGATGCTACTGTGTAACTTGTACTAATCGTTGCGCTGTTGACCACAATACCATTACTTGCGTTTAAAACCGTAGAACTGAACTCGCCCGTGCTTGGCTTGTATAGCAACTTGGCGTTGCTCGTGTAAACGTTCTGTGCCGTGCCGCTGGTGGCTGCCGCAAGCAAGGGATAGATGCTGGAAGACGTTGAGGTGTCATTGCTGATTGCTGACCCGCCCACTGACTTCCATGCTGGGGATGACCCACTGTAGCCTTCAAACTCATTGCTTGTGCTGTTGTAGCGCAACATGCCCGTAACGGGAGATGCTGGTTGTTGGGCTGTCGTACCCTTACTGATGGTCAAAGCACCAGTAGATGAGAAGGTGGAATCTGCCGAAGCGTTGAGGGTAGTGACGTTAGATATGCCGTATTGATTGGCAACCTTTACAAAGTCAGAACCATTCCAAGCGCATATTGCCAACTCATTGGCTAGGATAGTTACGCCAGTTGTTGGACCTGCCCCCACCAGTTTGATGGATTGGGTACTTCCAGTCTTATTGATAACAATGTAGACCTTAGACTGGGCTGGCGCTGTGATGGTTCTGGTGACTGTCCCGCTGGCTGTCCACAGGAGAATGGCTTCCCTAGATGTATTAGAAACGCCATTAGTAGTGGTTAATGTTACATCTGCGTCAGAAGATATGGTGGTAGTTCCAGCAATCGCTGAATCTAAAAGGTTGGTGATGGAGGTATTAACGACATCGCCCCACGTACCCGACAGTTCACCTGTTACGGGCAGTGCAAGTCCCAACAGTGAGGTATATGCTGTGGTCACGTTATGCTCCTATATTCTTTCATTTTATAGCCCTTTTTACTAAACTACAACCCAACGAGCACCCGAACCAAGAGTGACGGATTGACCACTTGCCACAGTGATTGGACCTGCTGACATGGCTGAGTAACCTGCGGCTATGGTGTAACTTGCACTTACTGTCTGGCTGTTTACATGTAGACCATTGCTGGCAATCATGTTTGTTCCAGTGATACTCCCTGCGTTGGTGACGTTACCACTAGCATCTTGGTTTACTGACTTTTCAGCGGGATAAGTAACAAATACATCTTTTGTTCCAGCGCTAAAGTTAACCAAAGAGCCTGAGTTGCTAGATGCTAAAACAGTGGTACGGGCTAGGGTTGTCCCTGATGAGGTGTAAGTTCCTATTCCCACCTCCCACTCAGAGCCTGTTTGCCCTGCTATGGTGTAGTAGGTAGTGTTTGCGTTGCCAATAGCGGCAAATGATTGGTAGCCTGTAGAAGCACCAAGCAGAGTCACTGTCCCCGTACCAGTCGTTGTGGTGGTTTCCTTTACTCTGTCTGCAATTACAAGCGCCATATTTTTTCCTTACGCTACCGTGTCAATGACTTGCCAATCAGCAGTTTGGCTATCATCTATTTGTCCCCAGCCCGAAGTTTGGGAATCATCTATATTTTGCCAGTTTGCTACTTGACTGTCATCAATAGTTTGCCAATAGAAATAACCAAGTTGCCCATGATAGCCTTGGGCAGACAAACCAGTTAAAGCCTGTGAAATACTAAAGCCAGCAGTACCAACATTACCAGTGGCGTTTAAACCAGTTAAAGCCGCTGCCTTGCCGGGCAATACAGTCCCAACAAAGCCAGAAGCATTAAGTCCACTCAATGCAACAGAAACAGTCTGCCCAACCGTTCCTACGCTACCACTAGCCTGTACGCCATTTAAGGATACGGCACTGGAAGGGGTAACAGTACCAACAAATGCTGATGCAACATCGCCCGCTTCTGTTGGGGAGACTTGGGGCGTAACTGTTCCTACAGCCCCAGAAGCCACAACTCCAGTCAACGCCACTAACATGGTTGGCGTAACAGTACCTACAAAACCAGAGGCTATATCCCCCGTTTCTGCTGGAGATGTGCTTGGGGTTACTGTTCCAGCCGCACCAGATGCTGTCCTACCAGTTAACGCCTGAGATGCCGTTGGCGTTACCGTGCCAACTGAACCAGATGCTAGGTTACCAGTTAGTGCTACAGAGAAACTTGGAGTAACTGTGCCAACATTGCCAGAAGCGTTTAAACCACTCAACGCAACAGACTGAGTTCCAGTTACAGAACCCACTGCTCCTGATGCTGACTTACCCGTTAATGCAACGGAGAAGGACGGAGTTACCGTTCCGATAAAGCCTGATGCCGCATCTCCGCTCTCAGCCTGTGAACTTGTGGGAGTTACTGTTCCTACAAATCCAGATGCTGTTACGCCTGTGAGGGCTACAGAAATGCTTACGCCTACTGTACCTACCGCTCCTGATGCCGCATTACCCGTTAAGGCGACAGCAACCGTTACCCCAGAAAGCGAGGCAAACGGTGCTTCAGCAAAAGCGGATATACCAAACATGGTTTAAACGGCTTTTAGCCGCTCCGCTTATGTTGTAGAGATACGCAGTAAAGCGGTAGTCGTTGTGTTGGAAGGCATTGTCAATGCAAAAGTACCAGCAGTAATCGTTTGGTTACCAAAGGTATATACGCCAACAGCCTTGTTTGACTGGCTTGAGTTATACATAAGCATCGCATTAAACGAGGTGCTCAAAGTTACGTTGGTATAACTGATACTTGCTGAAGGTGTCCAGTACGCCACGCCAGCAGTTGCAGAACTGTTAGTAGAAGCGGGAGCAGTAGCGTTGGTGATTGTTACGCCACCAGCCGTATAGTTAGTTCCAGTTACTTCACCAGTAGATGAGTAGACGGTAGTAGAAGCGTCAATTGTGGCGCTGGTCAAATACAAAGCCGCCTTGAAGGTGTCTGCTGTAGTTGCCGCACGGATAGGTGCTACGCCAAAGTTGTGGGTTGCGGTTAGCACTTCTCCCAAGAAAGAAGTGCAGAGTGATGCTGTATTTGCCATGATGTTTCCTTGTTAGAAAGTGCCTACTTCGCCACCGATAGGTAACGAGCGTTTCAGTGTTACATGGGCAGAGCGATGAACAAGTTCACCTTCTAACCAGTATTCAACCCAAGTGGTTAATTCGTTTTCGTCCTCAAAGACACCCTCACGCTTTTCTAGCAAAGAGTCGTCCATGTCGCCTTTAGTTGTTGTTACTATCAAAATGAACTCCTTATCAGGGCTGTTGTTACCGTGTTTTGCGGCATCGTAACTACAAAGTTTGGTCCTGCGGTTTTATCTGAACCAAAATTTAGTATTGCTATGGATTTTCCACTCTTTGTAGCATTGTAAATAAGAGCGCCCCTACAAGTAAAGGAAACATTTGACCAACTAACATTGTCAAAATTTACATACACCGTGCTGCCACTTTGATTAACAGTGATGTTTAAACAGACTGCACCGCCAGCGGTGTAGTTAGCAGAGGTCACCTCGCTAGTGGTCACATAAACCGTGGTGTTGGCATTCAAATTAGCATCCGCTGTGTACAGAGCCATTTTGATGGTGTCGGTGGTTAGGCTTTGTAAGCCCTCGAACATATCGACCAAAAACGAGGTGGTAAGAGTTTGAACAATCATGTGACTGGGTATTTAGGTAGTCCGTCACGATAAGAATCACCCTTCTCCTTGGCATCGCCAAGTTGTTTGAGGAGGGACATAGACTCATCCGCACGATTTTTGTACAGGGCAACAATGTCTTGTTCACCTTTCATGTATGTGATGGCTTCCATCAGACACATATTGAGCAAAGCAGTATCAAAGTTATCGCCTAGCCATGTTGTTCCCGCAGTAACAATTGACTCAGGATAGTAAAAATAATGCAATTCAACCTTGTACGCCACGTCTGGGGTGGGCGCAAGGATAAAAGATAGTTCCGTAGGATTGCCGTATTGCGGTCCAAAAAGACCGTAATACATGGGCAACCCAGTATCTTTGGGATTTGGATAGGCTTGGCGTATGAAATTAACGTCTTTATTTAAAAGATACGTATAGTTTTCATTGTCCAAGCCATAGTTTTCAATGACTGCCAAGGAAAAAGTAGACAAATAATCGTCAGGAGCGGATAGGTAACGATTGTTTACCGTACAGTTTCCAACGGAATTCTTACGCAAAGAGGGCAACTGAACAGAGTTGTAAATCTTCTGTTCTGCTTGCTCGATGAAACGGTCAACATCGGTTGTCGGAAAGGTGTTTTCCGTGTAATCCTGTATTGCCGTTACCAGTTGTGCGTAATTCATCGTTTAAACCTTATGCCATCGGACCACGACTCATCGTGCCCTTGGTGGCTGCGCCTGTTCCACGCATTTTGATACCAGATGTTTTTGTCTCTGGGTAGTTACCCTTACTAATTCCAGCGACAGATGGGTTCATTTTGTTCATAAACTCAGCGCCAGTCTCGGTTGGAACTGTTGCAGACATGGCTTTGCCATTCATAGTGTGGGGCTTGGCGTAGACTTCTGCTCCGCCAACTTCTTTGCCCATCATTTTTTTAGAGAAACCCATTATCGACCCCTTTGATTGGCAGCACGTGCCAAGTTGCGACCCATAGACTTGTAGTTGCTGTTTAAACTACTCTTCATAGTTTTTGGTCCTTTGTCAATAATTTTCTTTCCATCTGTTGGAAAGACCTGTGCATCGGTTTTACCCCTACTGGCTACGCCATCTGCTGCTTTTTTGTATCCCATTTTCTACTCCTAACTGGTTGAAATTGTTACCGTACCTATCTGAAAAGATAATACCAAACTGTTGGGAGTAAGACTAGCATCAAAGCCTTGAGAGCCACCCACAGGATTCCATCCCCATTCAAATACTCGGCTACCACCCTCTGGATAGCCATTGGCATTTTGTGCCGTTGTGTTGCTGTTAGAAACCTGCAAACCGCTATTACCAGACATCTGGTAACTCACGTCTGGTCTTGGCTCCAAAACCGCCTGTGGGTCATACACTGGATACATACCCAGAGATAACTGTGGCTGGTCGGGGTCCCAACACTCAGGACAAACCTTCAAGTTATAAAGGCGAGTCTTGATGATTTCCTTCTTCAACTCCTTGAGCATGTAGCGCTGACCGCACCTATCACACTCCGCAATTGAATGTTTACCTGATGCGTAAGCATTCGCCATGTTTTAATTCCAGAACATCTGACGAGGTACAAGCCGCAACGAGGCTTTCTCTCTGTCTTCCTGCGAGGCTGTTAACCACGCCTCGTCATACATTTGTTTAAGCATTTGAACCCTATTTTGCGCTTCTGGGTTCTTTACTGACAATTGATACGCCAAAGCAGCAATCATGCAAGGCAAAAAGCGGAAAGGAATGTCCTCAACCTGAGTTCCAGACCCAGTATCTTGCACTCTACGCATGCGCCAGTACACCAATGTGTAGTTTCCACCGTCATTTGGGGTGGGCCAAACGCTCACAGTCGGCAAATTCTGCTGGTAAATCGTTGCTCCAGAGGCGTGTATAGCGGCAGTCGTATTATTTTGACCACGAGCACACAACTGCAACTGATTGTCAGCAATGCTGGTGTAGTAAATGGTCTCTGCGCCAATCTGAATGTAGCCAGAAGCGGCTAAATCAGCAGTCGAGTTGACCTGAATGTTGGTATCCGTTGCGCTAATACCATTTGTTGTACCGTTTGAACCGTTTCCAACCACAGTAGCGGTGGTTAAGTTGGTCATTCCAGACTGACGGTTTACATACAACTGAATTGGACGACCATTTGCCAACTTATTTGGGATTTGTAGGTACGTTGAACCAGAAATACGGGTAATGCTGATGTCAATCTGGTTTGTAGT